GTCGGACCCGTGCTCAGCACGATGTCGCTGCTGTCATAAAACTTGCCGCTGTATACGTTGTAATCGCTGGTCATTCCGTCACCTCCAAAGGCAGCTTCTCACAGTTCATAGAGTAGTCGTAGTCTAGTGTGTCGCCCACGGGTTTCATGGCTGCTTGACAGGTCTCGTTTAAAGCATACGGTATGCCAAACGTCTCGCCCGCCATCGGGCCGCTGTGTATTGTGATCCAGAGGATCGTCATGTAGGTTGTCATGTTTTCCTCTCAGTGCCGCACATTATTACGATAACTCTCGTCTTGCGCGTCCGCCGTGTGTCGCAGCCCCTCCGAGATCGAATCATGGCTGATACCTATAGACATGCCGTAAGAGTATATAGTAGCAATCAGGTTGGTTATGATGTCTGTCGGGTTTTCTGCATAGGCCGCGTGGATGGTCAAGGTAAGAGCGCAAAGCTCCCCCTCGTCCATGTTATCCGGCAGCGCAGCCATGATCTCGTCGAGCTTATTTGGCGTCATGTTTGGTGAGATGTTCTTAGTCAAAACGGGCACTCCTTGCCTTGTTTGTACCAGTCGCTCGTTTCCGCTTTGGGATGCTCTTTGAGTTGTGGGGGCGGGTTGGTGTTTTCAGGTTGTTTAGGGCGCAGGCCCATCTGTTCCATGAACAGGCCAAAGTCGCCGTAGACCTCGGGAGTCAGGGTGCGGTCAGTCATCACATGATCCCCAATCTGTCCAGAGCGAAGTATGATTTCCTGTAGTGCTTGATGAGGCGGTCCACGCGCTCAATTTTGTCCCTGACCTGAATGTGCGGGCTCGGCTGATCTCCAGGAATGTTGGTCAGCGTCTCACGATAATCCCACAGCGCCGTCAGCACGATGTGCGTGTCCATTGCTCCAAGTCTGACGGCCATTATTCATCCTCCTCATCATCGAAGTCATCGTCATCAACAATGCCCACACCGCCGCAGTTATCGCAGTCGTCTTCATACTCCTCGATGTAACCTTGCGGGTTAGAGAAAGAGGCGCGGATAACCCTCTCGTAAGTCTGAGTTCCGGTTCCGCCGCACTCGGGGCAGGTCTTGGTAGGTGTCATGCTGCTCTCCTCGTGTAGAACGGTTCAATCACCTTGGGGTTGGGCGCTGAGCCCACAACCCAGAACGCAGTGCTGTCGTCGTAGTCGAGCTGATCGTTCTGGGTGAGCCAGCGCCACATCTTCGCCTCGTAAGTCGGGTGGAAGTTGATGCCGTCATACTGCTCGCCTTTGAAGTGGTCGGAGTACTTGCTGAACCCGCTGTCGTGCAGGCTGTAATGCCGCCATTTGAACGGCAGATGGTCTACGTCCAGGCCGATGTACTGCAGGCGAGCACGCACCCAGGGCAGCTTGTCCGGCCCGATGCCGACAGTGAACAGCTCTTCTACGTTCTTCGGGTCGCGCAGCAGACCGAGCATGACGCTGGTCAGGGAGTTGCATGAACCCGCAGGCATGATGAGCCGACGCACGTCATCGGGGATGTTGCTCAGCTGGTTCGCGCCGACCTCGTGGAACTTGCGTACAGCTTCGGGGTCGTACCTGTCATGCGGAACCGTGATGCCGTACTCAACCACGAGAGACTTGTCTTGGGTGAGGTCGGCCACGCGGCGCTGGATGATCGGGTTATAGGGGCCATTGGCGTATTCAAACTCTGCGCCGAAGCCGTAGGCGATGCGCGGGTTCTCATGACGCAGGACGGTGTCGGGTTTGCTGTACACGACCTGCCGAGCCGGCAAACCGTAGTGCTGCCCGACGATCGCGCTCATGCTCAGTTGCGGAGACTGGATGCTCGCCCCGGTGACGATGTGAGACTTGCCTGCGCGAAACTTGTTTACGTACCAGATGAGTTGGCGCATCTTGGAGCCGTTAGGACCACCGTAGCCGAGCGGCGCGAAGTAGTCGTCGCGTTTGAACCAGAGACCACTGCGGTTCTCCCATGGCGTCATTGCGCCCAGGTAGCTTTCCCACTCAATGACGTTACGGTCAAGCGAGTGAACGGGGAATATGGTGTTGGTCATGCGTACCTTCCGTTGAAAAGAGCGTGCCCTGCAGCGTCAGGAAACCGAGCGCCCAGGTTCATGATGAGGTTGGAGTCCACGGCCTCGTTAAAGCCGTCAACCGGGCTTACGTAGAACTTGACACCGCTATACGCGGTCTTGACAGCCGCAATACCTACAGAACCTCGGCTGTTGGTGAACCAGATCACCTCAAGCAGTTCCGGGTCTTCATTTATGGGTTCGCCAGAGGTCATTGAGTTTTCTCCGGCACGTTGACGAGCATGAATGTGCGACCGTTGACAGCGACCCGGCGCTGAACGCAAGCCTTGGCCGCAGCGTATAGTTGAGAGGTCATGCGGTCTTGTTGGCCGCTGTTCATCCAGTCAGGGTGGGCGACCCACATCTGGTGAGCGTTCTTCCAGGTCTCGCCGGTCTCGACGCAGGTAATGGTGCGGTCGAGTTTGAGCGAGGTCTGCATGTTGGGGCGACTAAGAACGTCTGCGGGCTTCATACTGCAAAACAACTCCGCGCACCTCCGTTCGGCAGTCTTGCGGTCGCTAAACCGAGTCACCGGCTTAGGGCTGTGTTCATTGTAGAACGACACCAACTGCGGGGTCGTCATGGCTGAGAAGTTTAGCCTCTTCATTGGTATTCTCCAAGCGATAAGTTTCTGAGGTCACCAGCCGAGACCGTGGCCGATGAAGAACAACCCGTAGCCGATGGCGAAGATTGCGATGCAGGCAATCAGGTCAGCGAGGATGTCACGAATGCGGTATTTCATTTTTGGTTCTCCTGTTACCAGCCGAACTTGTCGGCGCAGATGGGTCCGATGCCGCGATCCACAGACTCGGGGTTGGTCAGTTCGCGATTGCAGATGCAGCAGTGGCCGGTCAGGTGACCGTAAGCCTCAGCCGCACCCACGGGGTCGTTGATGAGGTTTACCACAATGCCTTCCTGCGCGGAGTCGCATTCGCGGACCTTGAAGAACCGACCACCCATGACCTTACCCAAGTACTGGCCGGACTCAGTGACGTAGAGCGCGCCAGGGTTCTTGCTGGTGTCACCGGCGGGCTTGATAACCATGTCGCCCAGGGTGATGCGCGGCCATTTCAGGCCGTTGGCCTTGGCCTTGAGAAACGACTGCTCAAGACGAGCGGCATCTACGGCGGGAGCTGCGGACTCACGCGCGGCCTTTTCAGCAGCCCATTCAGCCTTGCGAGCCTGAGACCGCTCGGTAGCATTGCGCACAGCGACTTCCTGACGCTCGGTAAAGCTGCCGTAGGTGCGCAGGCTCTCGAGGAGAGACGCGGCGAACTCAAGACCACGACCAGCGGCTTCACGCAGCCACTCGGCTTCTGCCGGGTTAGCGGCCAGCCAAGCCTCGTAAGCTGCGCGGACCTCAGTTTCTTTGGCGTTGCGCTTTGCAGCGGCAGCGTCGCGAGACTTTGCGCGGGATTCGGGAGAGGTCTTGAACACCTTGTAGCCGACGCCATCACACATGGTGCAGCGTCCGTCGCCGGTGCAGTCACCGTGCCCATGCCACATGCCGTCCCCGCCACACTTAGAGCAGGTCTCACGGTACACGCGGCGCATGGTGGTAGCGCCGTCAGCAGTGCGCGACAGTTTGAAGCGCATCGGCGGCTCGTCATCGGGCAGGTCGCCGAAGATGTCGTTGATGGTTGTGGATGCAGTCATCGGAGTTCTCCAGTTATCGAGTTATTGAAGTGGAGTATAGGGCGGTCTTTCAAGAAAGTAAAGGGGGCATTTTCCACGCCCCCTGCAGGGGTCGGCTCATGCCTTCCCGAAGTTCCAGACGATGCGCTGAGCGCGCCGGATGCCAAAGAAGACGATCGCGAGGTCGTCGTCTGCGAGCAGGCAGACCGAGTAGAGGCCGGTGGCTCCCGAGGTAGAGGAGCGGAGCCAGTTGCGCGCATGTGCGCGGGCTTCGCTCAGGGTTGGCGCGCGGCCAGGGTTGGCCAGAAGCACCAGGGTCTCCGGGGTGACCATTTTGGCAGTAGAGGTGCCAGCTTTAGGGAAACGGTAAGCCATGGGAGTCTCCTTCTCCAGTTATAGGGTTGGCCTTCTGGATGCCAGCCCCGCAGGGCTGGTTACCGGAAGGTCACACCTTCATGAACGATTCGTAGCGGCCAATGTACCCGCCCTTCGCTTTGTCAAGGACCACGATGGCGGTCCAGCGACCTTTCGGGGTGCACACGACTATGAAGCGGTCGTCGGTGTCGGGGTACATGTCGCGTTCTTCTTCAATACGCTTCATCAGGTTCTGCTCGGTCTTGTAGGTCTTGACGTAGGGGCTGTCGAGGTCCATGGTGATTTGGCGAAGGGCCATGTCAGTTCTCCAGTTATCGGGTTAAGTTCAGAATGCGACGTCGTTCTCGGCGAACCACTTGCAGACTTCATAGTCTTCGCAGAAGCAGAGGTTGCTTTCCAACGAGGCGAGAGCCAGGACGTCGAAGTCGGCTTCGCTGGCGGCTTTGTCCAAGTGGATCGTTTCGTTAGCGTTCAGCTCGGCGCAATAAACCATGTACTTGACGCGGTCAGCGAGGTCTTCGGGACGACCAACGGGCAGCGCGTTAGCTACGTTTGCGATCTGGGCGAAGGTTTGAGCGGCCATGTGCGTGTCTCCAGTTATCGAGTTATCCGACCCCTGTGGGCCATGGAATGACTATAGTTTCATTCAACGTGGAAGGCAAGCGTTATTTTTGCTTTTAAGCCAAAAAAGTTTTTCCGCTTGCCTTTTGAGAAAATCGCGCCCATAATCACCGGATAACGTATAACTGGAGACCGTATGCAACTGCGCCCCTACCAACAAGAAGCTGTCACCGCCGCCCTAAAATCATTGGGCCGGGGCGCTAATCCTGTTTTGCAGCTTGCCACCGGCACGGGTAAGTCGCTCATCATTGCAGACCTCGCTGAGCACTGCCGCCTTGCCGGCAAACAGGCTTGGGCTCTCACGCACGTTCAACAGCTCGTGGGTCAGAACGCGGCCACATACACCCGTTACACAGGCATGGAACCCGCCATAGTTTGCGCAGGTTTGAACCGCAAAGACACGTTCGGCGGGGTTACGTTCGGCACCATCCAGAGCATGATGGGTATGCTGCCGGAACTCAAAGCGCCGGACCTCGTCATCATCGACGAGGCGCACCGTGTGCCGCACAACGAGGGTGAACCCACGCTCTACGAGACGATCCTCCGCCGTTACCCCCAGGCCCAGCGCGTAGCTATGACCGCCACGCCTTGGCGAATGGACAACGGAACCATTTACGGCGACGGAGAGCAGTTCTGGTTCGACAAGCTCGCCTACAACTACACTGTGCCTCGCGCTGTGGCAGACGGATGGCTCTGCCCGTTGGTCGGTGTTGAGACGGCCATTCAGCTCGACGTTGACGAAGTCACAGTGCAGGGCGACTTCACGCAGTCTGAAGTAGAAGAGATGCAGACCGAGAACTGGTTGCATGCCGTGGCTGAGTCGATGGTCTCTCTGGCCGGGAAGCGCAACCACGTCGCCGTTTACTGCCCCACCGTGGCCGCAGCTCAGCGCACAGCGCAGATCATCAATGATGTGACCGGCTGGACAACCGAGGTCTTGCACGGCGGTCTCCGCCAAGACCAGCGCGACGCAGCGTTCGCCCGGTTCGGCTCGGGAGAGGTCCGGGTCCTGTGCTCGGTTGACATGATCACCACGGGCTTCGACTTCCCGGCGCTCGACTGCATTGTTTGCCTCCGCCCCACGCTTTCATCGTCTCTGTGGGTTCAGATTCAGGGTCGCGGCACACGCCTACACCCGAGCAAAAAGAACTGCCTCGTGCTTGACTACGTGGGCAACCTCATCCGGCTCGGCGGCGTAGACATGTACGAGACGTTCTACCGCGAGCAGGGTCGCGTTGAAGTTGAGGCTGTGCCGAGTAAGCCTTACGTCCGGCGCGAGCGCAAGATTTACCCCGGTGTGCGCACCCTCGCCCCCATCGACCCCATGACCGGCAAGGAGGCCACCGAGGGCTCCGCCATAATCGCTCAGGTTCACGCAGTCAACAGCGTGGCGATACCTACCCGGCGCGCACCCGACGCCCCGGTGCTGCTCGTGCAGTACACCTGCACCACCCCCGAAGGCGCACGCATCGACGCCTCTCAGTTCATCAACACCGAGTCCCCCAACCGCGCCACGCTGGAGTTCTTCAACAGTCGCGCGTTGGCCGTAAATCTACCTTCCCCCGCCCGTTCACTATCGTGGCAGATGAAAGGCGCTCGTCAACCCTACGCGGTCACAGTGCGCAAGTCCGGACGCTATTGGAATGTGATTGAGGAGCACTTTGGAGATACCCAATGAGCAGTAAGCCGCCCAAACACATCTGGGCCGTAAACGAACAGCCCAAGCCTCTCGATTACGCACTGGCGTATGCGCGGCTCGGCTGGCACGTGTTGCCGGTATGGTCAGTTGACGAACAAGGTCAGTGTCGCTGCGGGCGACCCAATAATGAGAAGGGCCACAAGCCGGGTAAGCACCCGCAGTCAAGCCTTGTGCCGCACGGACACCAAGACGCGAGCATTAACGAACAGACTATCCGGGACTGGTGGGCCACGGACCCCGAGGCGGGCATAGGCATCAGCCTCGCAGACTCCGGGCTGTTGGCGCTAGACATTGACCCGCAGAACGGCGGACAGGAGTCTCTGTCGGCAATAGAAGCTGAGCACGGGGTGTTGCACTCGGACTGCACGGCAATCACGCAGGGCGGAGGAGAGCACCGGCTGTTCCGGGCTGACGCGGCGATGACCTACCCCGGCACACTCGGCAAGGGACTAGACCTCAAGCATCAGGGTTATATCTGCGTTGCGCCCACGCTGGGACCGTCGGGCGACTACCGTTGGGCCCAGGGCCGCTCCCCGCTCAGCCAGTCGTCACCGGCGCGACCCTCTCCGCTGCCCACTCTGATTGCTGACAAGGCTCGAGCTCCGGTGAATTACTCACTGACCGAGCGGGGAGGTGTTCCGGTCGCCACGGCGCAAACCTTTGACGACCTGCGCTCGGCGCTGAAGCACGTAGACGCCGACGACTACACAACGTGGGTCAATGTGGGCATGGTACTCAAGCCTTACGGCGAGAACGGTTACAAGATCTGGACTGAGTGGGCAGCAACCAGCGACAAGTTTGATGCCGCAGCTCAGAGGCGCAAGTGGGAGCGCGACATTGACCGGCCCCACTCAATCACTTACCGCAGCATCTTCCGCATGGCTATCGACAACGGATGGTCGGGCAACACGCCTGCCTCCACCGTTGCCAGCGGGGAGACCGCACCCTCCGGCGATGAACATCCCCTCAGCCTCAAGCGTTCAGTGTTGTCCGGCGCGGGGCAGGTCACGGTCTTTGAATACATCTACGACGACTTTATGAGCACCGGCGTGAACGTGGTTGCTGGTGCGCCCGGTGTCGGTAAGACTACGCTCATCGTGCCCATGGCCCTTGCCACAGCGCACCTCTGCCCGCACGACTACGCTCTCAAGCCCGCAGTGCGGCGCAATGTTATCATCATCACTGAGTCTGTTGTGCAGGTTCAGCGCGTCATCTACTCGCTCTACTCTTGGGGCTACACCGGGATGCACGTGTCTGACTTTGACGAGAGGGTTCGCGTCATCAGCGCCCAGAGGATGGACCCGAAGATAGTCGCGCAGGTTGCTGAGGAGTACAAGGAGTGGACGGTAGGTAACGAGAAGGCGGACGGCACAGCTTACGAGGCTCTCCCGCTGGTCGTGTTTGATACCGCGAACGCGGTGTTTGACCTTGAGAATGAAAACGACAACGCAGAAGTTGGTCGCGCGATGGCTTACATAAAGCAGGCTTTCAGCGCGTTCCCAATCATCATCGTCAGCCACACCGCCAAGGCGCTCGGCTCCGGCGAGTCGGACTACTTGTCACCGCGCGGGGCTTCGGCCTGGACAGGTGACGCGCAGGGCGTGTACACGGTGTTCAAAGATGGCGAGGACCAAGAAGCGCCGCGTGTGCTCAAGGCAACCAAGGTTCGCTTCCCGGTCGAGTTCTCAGAGCTTACCTTTGACCTCGTGTCAAACAAGCAGGTGCATAAGGATGTGTTGGGCTACGACAAAGAGATCTGGTTCTCTCACTCGGTGGCTCGCCCGCTCAAGCCCGGAGAACGAGTGCAGCTTAAGGAAGACCGCAAGGAACAGAAGGAGCAAGAGCAGTGGTCGCGCATCTGCAACGACCTGATTGAACTTGTGCGCCGCGACCCCGGCAAGTCCCGCTCGTACTACGAACGGCTCCCGGTGCTCAAGGGCGGTGTCAAATGCTCGCAGGAGCGCAAAGAGCGCGCCATCGAGTCGCTGCTCAATGACGGCTCGCTAGAGCGGGTAGAGCTTGAAAAACCGCAAGGCCGCGCTAACCATTACCTGCGTGTGAACGAGGCTGTGGTGGAGGCGACCGAGCGGGGCAAATACGGACTATGAACAGTTATCTGAAGGAGATAATGACGATGATATTCGGACGTAAACAAGAGAGGCTGATGCCGGTACGTGACGTGCAGTCAGAGGCGGTAGCTGCGATAATTCAAGGGTCGGCGGTGTTGCCCAGCAAGCGGTTGACGGCGGCGATCTATACGGCACTGCTTGACAATCGCGATATTAGCGTTGAGGAGCTCGACGATCTGGCGAACAAAATATCGCGGCTGGCTTGGAACAGGGGGCGCAGATGAGAGACTTCTGGGACAACATCGTGCCGCTGGCGGGCATCGCCTGCCTTGCGTTCTTCATCTACGGGCTGGGTCAGGTGATCTTCGATGAGACGGAGAAAAGTCAGTTGCGCTACGAACAGTGCATCGCCGCCGACAAGCAGTGGGTGCAGGGGAGTTGCGTGAAATGACCGGGTTACATCCTGACTACGGGCTTACCGACGACCTTCGTATTGGGGCTTTGCGCTCTGCCGAGCGTTTTGGTGTGAAAAACGCTGCAGCTCTTTATAGCGTCTCGACCGCGAGCATATACAAGTGGCGCAAAGTTCCCGCTCTGATAAAGAAACTGGATAACGAGGAGTATCAAGATGATTGACTATCGCACCGTAGACACGCGCGGGAGTTACTTCTACAAGCTGTACGACCTGAACTTGAGCCACGGGGTCATGCCGGGGCTGGTTTACCTTTACATGCCTGAGCTTGCCACTCGCAACAACTGGGATGCCGAGCAGCGGCTGTGGTTCGCCTTCTTGAACGGCATGACGCAGAACCCCATCACGTCGCTCCGCCTGTTTGATCAGCTCCCGTCGGTTCCCCCGGCGAGCGCAACTCTCAAGCGGTTTGAAGACTGGTTCAATGCTGAGTGGGACACCCTGCAGTTTGACACTGACCGCCGTTACCAAAAGCGCGACACCGTTGAAGCCATCAGGGTTTACGCTCGGCTGGTGGAGGAACACGGCTCTCAAGAGGCCATGCTCACGGGTAAGACGTACGAAGAGCTTTGGAAGCTCGTGCGCAACCGCTACTACTCGTTTGGGCGCTTGTCATCTTTCTCCTATTTGGAGTACGTGTTCCTGAACGGCTTTGGGGCCGACTGCGACGACCTTCTCTTTGAAGACAAGTCAGGCAGCAAGTCGCACCGCAACGGCATGCTGTTCCTGCTCGGGTTTGATAATCTCGTATGGGACAAGCGCGCCAACAACGGGTTTGACGGCAACTACGAGAACTTCAAGAAGATGTGCGGCTTTCTCAACGAGAGGGCTGACATCTTTCTGGGGGCGTTCAAAACGATGCACACCGGCGTTCCCGACGTCAGCAAGTTCACCATGGAGAGCAACCTGTGCACGTTCAAGAACCACTTCTTCGGTCGCCGCTACCCCGGCGTTTACGCCGACATGGCCTGGGAGCGGATTGAGTGGGCTGAGTCTCGCGGCCAGTCAAAGTATACCGAGACGTTCAAAGACATCCGCAGCGAGTTGCTGCCCGAATGGTTGCGCGACGAGTGCGCCAAGGGTCCGCGACTCACGATCAAGCAAAAGGCGGCGCTGTTCCCGGAGACGGGGATGCCGTTCAGAGGGGAACACTTCCTATGAAACACGTCATACTCAGAATCGCGGGCACGTTCGGCTCGGGCAAGACGACCGCTATGCGGGAGTTCCTGAACGGCTACCCCAACCAGATGCTGATGAGCGGTAACAAGATCGCGGGTTACCGGCTGGACCTGATCACGGCGGGTGTCACGGCTCCGGTGTTCGTCGTGGGCAAATACGACAACACTTGCGGCGGCACAGACGCCATCAAGACGCAGGCGGAGATTGCCGAGAAGATCATGAAGGCGCACCCGCTAGGTCACGTGCTGTATGAAGGCGCTTTGGTCTCAGCGAGCGGTCTCGCAGGGCAGGTAACGCAAACCATCCACCCCACAGGCTGTGACGCTTATGCGTTCCTCGACACCCCGCAGGACCTCTGCATTGAGAGGGTGAAGGGTCGGCGCTTGGAAGCCGGTAACGAGAAAGCGTTTGACCCCAAGAACTTGATTGACAAGTTTGAGTCTGTGGTCAACTGCTACAAGAACCTGCGCAAAGAAGGCGGCTACGACGTGCGCCTGATCGACCACAAAAACACTCACCCCGCGCTACTTGAAATCATCCGGGAATATGAAAATGCGTAACACCGCTCCCTACCCCATGCCCAACCCGACCACCGTGTGCTCAATGCCCGCGCTCCTCTACTTCATCTGGGAACGTGAAGTGATCCGCATCGTCCGTGAGGGTGGGGGAGAGCGCCCGTACACCAAAGACCCGGTGCTTGACAAATACAAGTTCACTAACATCCGCCGTCGCGACGACCGCGTGACCAAGTGGATCATCGAGCGCATTATCAGACCGAACGAGAACCGCCAAGACCTCTGGTTCATACTGCTCATCACGCGGCTCATCAACTGGCCACCGACGCTGCAAAGGCTGATTGACGACGGCATTCTGTTCCGCGCAGCCGGTGACTTTGACCCGCAAGACTTCTCAGAGTCGGTAGAGCGGCTCAAAGGTGAAGGCAACAAAGTCTACTCCGGCGCGTACATGGTTTACCCAACCAAGATGGACCCCGGCGGAGTCAAGTCTCTCGCCGTGGCAAAGCACATCATCGCCCCGGCGCTCAACATCGGTGATGAGATTGACTACGCAATATTCAGGACGCTGCCTTTGATCTCTGACTTTGTCAAAGAGCTGTCGGGTAGTTTTGGCATCAGCACGTTCATGGCAGGGCAGGTCGCCGCCGACCTCACCTATTGCACTCAGCTCGGTTCTGCGGCAGACCTGAACACTTACGCGCCCATCGGCCCCGGCAGCAGTCGCGGGCTGAATTACCTGCTCAACCGCAGCCCGAGCGCCGGATGGACGCAGGACAACTTCAACTATGAGCTTGTCAAGATCCGCGATGCGGTGATAGATGAGCTTGAGATTGACGACCTCACGCTGCACGACGTTCAGAACTGCATGTGTGAGTTCAGCAAGTATTGCCGCACCGTCCTAGGCGAAGGCAAACCCAAAACAACCTACATTCCTGAAACGGAGTTTTAAGTATGGAACTTGTAGTTCGTAACGTGAACCAAGCGTTCAGCGAGATATTCTGGAAGCTCAAGGTGCTGAACCTCGAGCCTGAGCACACTCGCAACGGGCCGGCAATCGTGCACCCGGAGATGGTGACCACGGTCTACACCCGACCAACAGAGAGGGTTCTGTTTCATGAGGGGCGAGACGCAAACCCGATCTTTCACCTCATGGAGTCCGTCTGGATGCTGGCAGGGCGTAAGGACGTCGCGTTCCTGACGCAGTTCAACTCGCGCATGGGTGACTTTAGCGACGACGGCGCAAACTTCAACGCGGCTTACGGCCATCGCTGGCGTAACCACTTTGGGCGCGACCAGCTTACCGAAGTTATCAGGCTGCTACGTCGCGACCACGCTACGCGGCAGGCGGTTATTCAAATCTGGGACAGCGCCGACCTCGCCAAGAACACGAAGGACAAGGCGTGCAACACGCAGATTGTGTTTGACGTGCGTAAAGGTCGCTTGAACATGACCGTGTTCAACCGCAGCAATGACATCTGGTGGGGCGCATACGGGGCCAACGCGGTGCACTTTAGCGTGTTGCAGGAGTTCGTGGCAGCGGCGACAGGCCATCCGGTCGGCGTCTACCGTCAGGTGAGCAATAACCTTCACCTGTATACGGAGCTGTACGACGCCACTCCGTACCTCCTGAGTCCGCCTGTCTCAGAAGAATACGACCATTACTCTCGGGGCGCGGTAGTGCCGTCTCCGCTGATGATTGACAGCGATTATGAGCGGTTCCTTGAAGAGTGCGAGGCGTTCTGCGAAAACCCGTTTGACGAGCGCACCCGCTACGCCAGCCCGTTCTTTGACTACGCAGCTCGCCCGATGGCTCTGGTCAGCCGAGCGCGTAAGACACAGTCCGGTGACGGACGCTACTACGCTCAGCAGATCCGAGCTGATGATTGGCGCAAGGCGGTGTTTGACTGGATCGACCGCCGTGAGAAACGTAAGCTGATGAAAACTATGGGAAAGAAATGACTTGCCTTTTGCAAAACACCCGCGCTATAATTGGCCTTATAACTTCTAACTGGAGAACTGCTAATGCGGAACGTGCTTGACTTCATACTTGCTGGTGCCGAGGTAACTCGCTTCCACACCTACACGACCCTTCAAAATGAGACGGTGGGTCACCACTCTCACGGGGTCGCCTGCTTGGTGCTCATGCTTGACCAGAGCGCCTCAAGCCCCCTGCTGATTGCCGCGCTGCTTCATGATCTGGCAGAGCACCGGACTGGGGACATCCCCTCTCCGGCCAAGCGCGAATACGGCATCGGCGAGCAGGTTGAAAAGCTGGAGCTTCGGCTCATGCTTGAATCTGGCATCATCTTCCCTGAGCTTAGCCCGGAAGACGCGCGCACCCTCAAATTTGCCGACATCGCCCACGGGGCGTTATTTTGCCTGCGCGAGATGAGCCTAGGCAATCGCCGTATGCGGGCGGTGTACGACACCTACATCAGCTACGCAAAGAAGCTCGAGCCGACCGGCTCGGCAGAACATCTGTTCAACCTGATCGAGGAGATGCGCCATGAGTGCGAATGACAAGCAGGTGGGCGGCACCCACTACAAGAACGAATCGGGCCTCCAGCATTGGGACTTGGTGTACATGATTTTCGGGGGCGACTACCTGCTCGGTTATGCCAGCAAGTACATGGCGCGCCTCGGCAAGAAGGGCGGTCTTGAGAAAGATCTTGAGGATCTTGAAAAGGCCATTCACTGCCTTGAGAAGAAGCGTGAGATGATCTACGCCGAACTCAACAAGAGCCAACCTGAGCCCAGATCTCTGCCTCGTGGAGACCTGCGCTTTAGCAACCCGGATAAGCTGTGAGTACTTGGGTGTTTGACACTGAGACCCTGCCAAACCGCACCCTGTTCTGCGCCAAAGACGTAGAAACAGGGGAGTGGTTCGAGCTGTGGCGTCATGAAAATGATGCCCCGGCTCGGCTCACGCGGTTCTTGCAGCAACCGGACGCGACGTTCATCGGCTTCAACAGCAAGTCGTTTGACAACATCGTTGTGTCCGCGTTCTGTCTTGGCCGCACGGAGATCGAGATCAAGCGCATCGCAGACGACGTCATTACCAACCGCGTTGCGCCTTGGGCCGCGATGCGTAAGTTCAGTCTGCGAGACGTGATGACTGATGACATTGACTTAATTGAGGTCGCTCCCTCGTTCGTGGGTTTGAAAGCCTACGGCGCTCGGATGCACATGCCCAAGCTGCAGGACATGCCGCTAGCACATGATGCAATGATCTCAGTTGAGCAAGAGCCCATGCTGGTGGAGTATTGCCGCAACGACGTAGAGACGACCGCCGAACTGCTGAATCAGCTGGAGAAAGAGGTCGTGCTGCGCGTTGAAATGAGCCGTCGCTACGGGGTTGACATGCGCAGCAAGTCAGACTCGCAAATGGCTGAGCAGGCGTACATCACCAGCATGGGCCTCAAGCGCAAAGACAACGAGGTGCCGAAGACCGTAACCTACACCCCGCCGAGCTTCCTCAAGTTCATGGACGCCGAACTTCAGGCGTTGCTTGACCGCGTGGCGGTTCACACGTTCAACATGAACCGGGTTACGGGCCACGTCCAGCTGCCAGACTTCTTGGGGCTGCAGACTGTAAAGTTCGGCACCGGTGAATATCAGCTCGGCGTGGGCGGCATTCACAGCGTTCATGACAAGCAGGTCTGCTACGTGGCCGGGGAGGACTACGTCATGTGCGATATTGACGCAGCCAGCTTCTACCCGAGCATCATTCTTGAGTGCGGTTTCGTTCCTGCTAGCTTGGGATCGGACTTCGTTCGGGAGTATCGCAAGATCTACAGTCGCCGCCTTGAAGCCAAGCGGTCCGGTGACAAGACCACCGACGCCACGCTCAAGATCTCTCTGAACGGCACGTTCGGCAAGCTGGCAAGCAAGTACTCGGTGTTGTACTCGCCTGACCTAATGCTGGCGGTGACGCTCACCGGCCAGTTCACGCTGCTCATGCTGATTGAGTGGCTTGAGCGCGCCGGGGCTGAAACTCTGTCAGCCAACACCGACGGCATCGCTATCCGTTACCCGCGCGGTAAGGACGAGCTGATCCAGCGCGTGGTCAGCAAGTTCAGTGAGGTGTCACGGTTTAGCTTTGAGTTCACGCCCTATCGCGCTCTCGCTATGAAGGACGTGAACAACTACATCGCGGTTAAGCCTGATCGCGAACTCAAGGTGAAGGGTATCTACGCTCCTCTCTCGCTCCGGAAGAACCCCACGGCGCAGGTCTGCTCCGACGCTGTGGGGCAATGGTTGGCCAACGGGATACCGTTCCAGCAGACCATCACTGCTGCGCCGTTCTGTGACTTCATTTCGGCGCGTAACGTGACTGGCGGGGGAGAGCAGATGGGGCAATACTTGGGCAAGGTCGTGCGCTGGTATCAGTCAAACGACGTTGGCCTTGAGCCCCTTAGGTACGTGAAGAACGGTAACAAGGTTCCCAAGACCGAGGGTGCTCGGGCCTGTATGACGATGCTTGACAAGGTTACCCACCCGGCGGACCTTGACTACGCATGGTATCGTAAAGAGGCTATCAAGATTGCCATTGCTGTGGGGTGCTCGGCTTACCTCACCGCAGAAGAGCACGCACTCGCTGCCCCGCCACCCAAAGCCCCTAGGAAGAGCAAAAATGCAAAACGCTAATACACAAACAGTGTTTGTCGTTCAAGTTGACAACAATAAAGACCTGTCTGACGCGCGGCGTTATGGTCGGTTGCAGGGGGTGTTCGGTAAGCCTCGCAAACCGTACGACAAGCCCAGCATGATCGCTAAGGCTCGCCGCATACTCGCAGACTGGCATCCCGGAGACCACCTCTTGATGATCGGCGACCCTACGCTCTGCGCGGTTTGCATGACTATCATCGGTGAGCAAGAGGACATCATCAATGTTCTCAGCTGGGACCGAGACAGCTTTCAGTACACTGCTCAGAAGTGGGACTTCGGTCAGCTGGGCATGGACTTCGACGATTTCGAAACGGCGGACGACTAACCGCCTCAACCCGTGAAAGGAGAACAAAATGTCAAAAGAGAACGCGCCATCGTGGCAAGACACTTTGCGAAAGGGGAAACAGGCTGTGCCGCCTCGTCTGGTAATTTACGGCGGGCACGGTATCGGCAAGTCAACGCTCGCCAGCCAGTTCCCGAACCCGATCTTCATCAGCACTGAAGACGGTCTGGACTCGCTCGACGTCACGAGCTTCCCGCGCGCAAACCACATTAACGACGTGGTTGAGAGCATCAAGACCCTCATCAAAGAAGACCATGCGTTCAAGACCGTGGTCATTGACTCGGTTGACTGGCTGATTGAGCCGCTCATCGTGAGCAACGTAGAGTCGTCGCACGAGGCCAAAGACCTCGCGTACGGCAAAGGTCAGATGCTCGTCGCTGAAGAGTTTCGCGAGATCCTGCAGGGGCTGGACGTGCTACGCCTCAAGCGCGGTATGAACGTCGTGCTCATTGCTCACGCGGCAGTGGTCAAGTTTGAAGACCCTCGCACGGAGCCTTACGACCGTTACCAGCCCAAGCTCCCGAACCGCTGTAACGCTCTGCTGCAGGAGTGGGCTGACGTTATCACGTTCGCCGCGTTCAAGGTCATCATCCGCAAGTCTGACACTGGCTTCAACAACCAGAAGACTCGCGGCGTAACGACCGGCGAACGGCTGCTGCACTTCATCGAGAATCCGGCCTATGCCGCGAAGAACCGTTACAACTGCCCCGACGAGATTGAGATGTCTATCGTCAATCTTGAAAAACTCATCCCGATCGCCAAATAACCTCAAGGAGAGACACTATGGCAAAATTTGGATTTGACGTCTCGGACGTCACCCCCGACACCGGCGCAGCTGGCGGTTCGTACGATCCCATCCCCGAGGGTGAGTACGTCCTCAAGGCGGTAGAAGCCGAAGAGAAGTCCACCAAGGCGGGCACGGGCTCGTACATCTCGGTGAAGTTTGAAGTTGCGCGCGGCGAGTTCAACGGTCGCCTGCTTTGGCAGAACTTCAACATCAACAACCCGAGCGAGAAGGCGCAGCGCATTGGTCGTCAGCAGCTGGTTGCTTGGGCCACGGCCTGCGGTAAGCCCGAGGCTGATGACACCGACAAGCTCTTGGAGAAGCCGTTCCGCGCAGACGTGACCATTGAGAAGGGCACCGGCGGTTACGCGGACAGCAACCGCATCAAAGCGTTCCTGTTCGAGACCTCGGACGCTCCGACTCCGAAGGCTCCGCCCGCCAAGACTTCGGCACCGGCCCCCAAGTCCGGCAACCCGTGGGACTGATGAGATGGTAGCCATTCCGCCCAAGCCTGAGCAGCAGATCATCAATCGGATCTACGCTGCCATTCAGAAAGAGAGGGCAGATTCCGATCTGTACCTCGGGCGGCTTGGCTCGTCTTTCATAGGCGAAGAATGCGTTCGTCAAATCTGGCTCAGCTGGCGAGGTTTCGCCCGTGAACAGTTTGAGGGGCGCATGCTTCGCCTGTTTGAGACGGGGCACTTGCAGGAAGCGCGGATCGTTGAAGATCTGCGCCGCGCAGGTTTCGCGGTCTGGGACAAGAGAGATGACGGTCGCCAATTTGAGTTTAGCGACCTGACGGGCCACTTCATCACTAAGGTGGATGGCATCATCAAAGATGTCCCGGAAAACGAAAAGCCGCATGTGCTCGAAATCAAGACGCACAACAAAAACAGCTTCAGCTCGCTCCTTAAAAAGGGCGTGCAGGAGGCCAAGCCGTTGCATTACGCCCAGGTTCAGATCAGCATGCTGCTGGGTGGCTTCACTCGCGCGCTCTACGTGGCTCTCTGTAAGGATGACGAGCAGTTCTACGTAGAGCGTGTGCGTGCGGATGAAGCCGCGCAGGAGAAGCTGAAGGCCAAGATCACCAAGCTGACCGAGGCGCGGTTGCGCCCCGCAGGCATCAGTGATGACGGCTCTAGCTTCGGCTGCAAGTTCTGCAGCATGAAGGCGGTGTGCGTTAAAGAAGCAGAACCGCTAAGACACTGCCGCACGTGCACCATGTGCACACCGGGAGCAGAGGGCAAGTGGGTCTGTGAACTCAACAAAGACACGCTCAGCATAGACCGGCAACGGCTCGGCTGCGAACATTACGAGGGGTTATGAGATGATCACGATCGGCATTGATCCGGGACTAGGAGGAGCCATCGGTGTGCTCAAGGACGGTTCCTACGCGGCCGTCTTAGACATGCCGATTGTGGCAAAAGGCTCAGGCTCGGTCAAGAGTGAAGTTGACCCTGCGGGGCTCATCACCCTGCTCAGGCAACACGCTCCGGCGGGCGAGGCAATCTGCGTCGCTCTGGAGAGGGTGAACGCGATGCCTGGGCAGGGGTCTTCTTCAATCTTCAGCATCGGGGACTCATTCGGGTGCGCTCGGTCTGCAATCGCCGCCTGCCGGTTTGAGACGGTTTACGTGACCCCGGTGCAGTGGAAGAAGCACTTCAAGTTGACCAGCGACAAGGAGATGGGCAGGGCGCTAGCAATCCGCACGTTCCCTGAGGCACCTCTGAATCTGAAAAAGCACGTTGACCGCGCAGAGGCACTTCTCATGGCGCGGTGGCTGTATGAAACGCGAGGCGGATGATGGAGAAGTTTGAACCTGCGTGCCCGTGGCACATCCAGATCGGCGAGCTGTTTATCGCGCCAGGTATGCGCGTGAACTCCGGCACCGTCTGGATCGGTGAGGTGGAAAGTGGCGGCGGAAGAGAGGTCAAGACCGAGGATCTCGCCCCGCTGCTGCTCAAGTTCTACGCGAACCAATAAAGAAAACCCCGGCCCTCATCAGGCCGGGGTTAGTTCTTCCGAGGGAGAATTACGGAAGAGGTATGCCGTCAGCAGGGCTGTCAATAGTTATGTTGAGACCCTCTTCCCGCTTCTTCTTGCGCTCGCGGACAGCTTCTTCAATGCTAGGCCCACCCTGCGTTCCCGCCGTTTCACGATCAGCCTGAATACGAGCTTTGATGTTCGGAGATTCTTCTGTTGCCGGGGGCGGAGGAACTGCTGTGGTGGCGCCAACGATGGCCCCGGCTTCACGCGCGCCGAGCTTTTGCTCGCTCTTAACGGCCCGCGCGCCGTAGTCCTCCAGCAGCTTCACAGCTGCCGCGACTTCGGTTGGATCGCTGGACATCAGCATGCGTGAGACTTCCTTCGCCGTGTCGTCAGTCATGGTCGCGCTGCGTGCGATACGCGCAACGAGGTTGGCCATGGAGTTGCCGAATCCGGTTGTAAGCGTGTCTGCCACAACGCCACCGACCGGCGACCCTTCTTCAAATGCCTCCCGTGCCGCAGTGCGGCGAGCAGTAGCTGATCCCCCCAAGATGCGGTTGGACTGCGCGAACAGTTGGGCTTCCCGCTCAAGAGCCGCCTTGAACAGGTCAAACTGCGCAGGTGAGTCAAAAATCTCTTTCAGTTTGGCCGAATACTCAGGAGAACCGATCAGCTTCTGAGCCGCGTTGATGTTGTTGGGAGACTTCATCACGACGTCGTAAATGCTGCGGATCGCGCCGGTCTGGAAAGCATCGCGCTCAGCTTGGCCCATCTCATCAAACGCTTTGGCGATTTCTTCGCTGTCCATACTGTTGAATTTGTCACGACCCATGCGCATGGCGTCCAAGACCTCCATGTCACCTGCGTAAACCTTGCGCGCAGTTTTGTAGGCCGATCTGCCGGTCTGCGGATCAACGGTTGCCTCGTCAAGAGCATTGACAAATTGCTTGCGGAGATCTTTGAGCGCGTTGGCCTCGGCGGTGCTCATGCCTTGGCCTCTGAAACCACTGTCAATCGTGGCGTCAATCCCGCGCTTGATATAGTCCAACGTGCGGACGTCCGGGACGTTGACGCCGACGATGTTACCCTCTTTGTCGAATTTATAAAGCTCTTCAAGCTCAAACTTCGACGTATCTTCTCCGCGCAGTTTCGCGGCCATCTTTTCAGTTTCAGCAATCTCACGGGCCTTGTCGTAGAAGCCCTTGAATTTGGTGTTCTTAAGAGCTGACATGATGCGCGGGTCCATGACGCTGCCAAAAGCGTAGGCGTCGTCGTAGAGCGTGGACGCTTTATTGCGCAGGTCTTCTACCATGCGAGCTTCGTCGTCATAATAATTACCGCCGCCCAGTTCAGACTTGGCGCGACCGTAGACACGCTCACGGGCACCGGCGGTCTGCCTGCCGAGAGTACCCTCAACAATCCGGGCGCTCGCGCCGCTACGCTGGGCAGCAGTCTCTGCCAAGTCAACCAGTGCCGGGTCGACGTTGGCAAAGGTGGACGGAATGCCGCGAAGACGATCTTCAATCATCATCACTTCGGCGTCTGCCGGGGTCATGCCTCGGCCCTCTCGAGCCTCAGAGAGCGCGCGGTTGATCCGGCGGGTCGCGTTCTGCATGACAACATCTGCAGAGGGTGCCACGCGGTCCCTGAGCCACTCGTAGCCTGCGCCACCGCCACGGATGACGAGCGGTGCGGCAGCACCGAGCACCCCGCCGATCTGCGCACCTGTAAGTGCTCCCTCGCCGCGCTCTCCGGGCTGAGCAGCACCAGCGCCAGAGACAGCGCCGGTGGTGGCCCCGGTCACCGCGCCGCGCACCACAGGGTTGTTCGCCAAGCGAGCGAGCACCCCGGTCGCCCTAGCACCGGCGGCAGCGGCAGCGGGGGCAGTGGCCCCGCCCGTGAACGGCGCGGCTGTCAGAGCCAAGACGGTGGGCACAGCGCCACCGGCGAACTCAGTTGCCAGCGAGGCGATGGGTCGGCGCTTTGCGAACTCACCATACTCACGGTTGATGTCTGCCAGCTCGTCTTCATAAGTTTTCTCGCCGATCTTTGACCGCAGCCAGGCCTCGGCTTCGTCTCCCCAACCCATAAGGAGGCCTTGGCCGAGCAAGGCGCGTGTAAAGTTTGCTGCATCGCTCGCCATTATTTATTCTCCATCAATAGGTTGAGCGTTTCGATATGAGCCGCTCAAAATATCTTCTAGCCGCTTGGTGTCACGAGCTTGACGATCTTGCAGCACCTCATAAGCACGCAACATGATTTCAGCGCGCTCTTCCAAAGACTTGGCCCCGATACCCTGAAGATCAAGCAAGATCGCGCGTTCGCCTTCTGTCGGCGCTCCCCCAAAGACCGCTTTGAGAGATTCCAAAGCCTGCGAACCGAGGAGGTTGTCAATACGGCGCGTGTTGACAATTTTCGGATCGTCTGAGCCTGCGCCTTCATAAAGGAAGCGAGCACCCCTATCCAACCAACTACCTGCGTAGCTGTTCGGATTCAAACGATACGCCTCGGCCACATCGTTCAACGCGCGCTCAACACCGGCGAGTCTGTCTTCGGTCTCAGCCCGAAGCTTAATCTCGGTTGAACTCAATTGGTTACCGCGATCTATAGTGGCCTGAGTCGACGCAAGCGATGCTTCAATGGCGGCCATCTCGCGCTGGATCTTCAGCTCCGTTATCTCGGCGACCTTTTCGTTATACTCAGGCGTACCGGGCTTGAGGCCCATGTCCACTGCGATCTTGCCTGCCTCAGACTGCGGCTTGCCCGAGGTGATGTACTTATCAAGCATATCTTTGGCCATCTCGCGACCGTACTGCGTCTCGCCTTCCTGCAGGCCCCGCAACGTCTCCAGCTCTCCGCCAGCCGCCTCCATCCGCATTTTCTGCAGTTCGGTCTGGACGCCCAGTCTAGCATCGCGGGCTTCACGCTCGCGTTTGGCTTTCTCAGACAGCTGGTCTGCCACCGTGCTTCCGACCAAGGCCAGGTTCTCAGAGAAGTTTCCGGTCTGCGTTGGAGCGCCAAAGGCTGCTGCCAACCGGAAATACATCTCAGCCTTCGACTGCGGCGCACTGTCTTGCGCATCCAGCTGCCCGAGCAGCAGCTTTTCAAACGCTTTCTGCTCTGCGTCTCTGCGCTCGGTCGCGGCTGCGATTTGCCCGCTGTAGTCAACGGGCTTCTGAGCGTAACGCTCATACATGGCCATTAGCGGGTCTTGCGGATCCTCGGCAACGGGAGGCAGCGTGTCTTCTTCGGAGCCGCCCATCATCACGTCATCGCCAGCGCCGCCGTAGGTGGCTTCGGGAGGCCCGCCTCGCCGATAACCTTTCACCGCCCCGCCTTGAGCAAATGACTGCGTCCCGGTGATTCCGTAGCGTGCCAAAGCCTCTTGCAGGTCCATAGATGCCGGAGGTACGACCGCAGCGTTTTGCCCAGGAGAGAACGTCGTGAAGCTCGGGACGTTGGCCCTGATCGCGCTGAATTGCGCCTGGTCGTAAGTGGGGGCGTTGGGCATCAGAAACGGGGTAGGGGGAACATAAGCAGGCATAACCGGAAGAACTTCTTCGGCAGGAACCACGGGCTCCTCAGGTTCTACCGGCGTCAGAGGTGAAACTGCGCGGTCAGGCCCATCTCGGTCATTACCCATCGAAGCTTGCAGAGCGCCGCCCGGAGTACCGTCAGAAGGTTTCATGCCAAGGGTGTTTGAAATCCCAGACAAAGCGCCCTCGAAAGTAGGCCCAGATTTCCCCGGACCCCCGCCGTCAAACATGTCAGCCAGGCTAATGTATCCGCCAAGGATCCCTTTACGCTCGGCGGGCATGTCCTCAGAGCGAACAGGCGCAGCTGGAGCCGAAGGCGAAGCCGCGACTGGCTGAACAGCCGCCATGGCAGGGGCGGAAGTGATAGACAGGTTAGGATTTGCGGCTGCAATTTGCGCGGCAGAAGAAGTAGGGGACACCATCTGGATGCCAGCAGGAGTTGCGATGCTCACCATGCTCGGTAGCTCACCGCCAGCCCCGGCCAACGACGTGGAGCCGCCGCCTCCGGAGATAACTGCGGCCCGCTCGGCAGCAGCAATTTGAGCTCGCATCGCTCGCTCTGCTGCAGCGCGTTCGGCTGCGGCTTTTTCTGCAGCTGCGGCTCTTTCTGCGGCAGCGATTTTCTCTTGCACCGCTCGCTCTGCTGCGGCTTTTGCAGCTGCGGCCTTATCAGCTGCGGCTTTGTCAGCTGCGGCTTTTGCGGCTGCAGCGGCCTGTGCAGCAGCGGAGCCACCACTGCTACCGCCCGCCGCAGGAGACGGCTTGTTCGCAGCAGGAGAGGGTTTGTTTGCCGCAGGAGAGGGTTTGTTTGCGGCAGAACCGCCACTGCTGCCGCCCGCCGAAGGAGACGGCTTGTTTGCGGCAGCGCCACCACCGCCCACGTTTCCGGGGCCACCAGTTCCGCCGCCCCCACCGGGCGTTCCAGCGCCCTTGCTAGCGCCTTTGCTTGAAGAGCTTCCCGTCTGCCCGCCCTTGGTGCCTCCCCCGCCAGCGCCCGCCGGAGGAAACGCACGAATGCCCGCAGGGCCGGGGATATCTGCGCCGCCCAAGTCTTTCAGCAGACGGCGCTCATCCTCGTTGATATATGCCAACATGTGCGGCTGGTTGGCAATCGTCGCCAACGCGGGCGCAACCACAGTTTTTTGCGGCTGCGAGTTCCCGTAGGGGTTAGCCACGCTCGGAGTAGAAACCCCAAACCGTTGCATAAGCTTATTGAGTTCGTGTCCCATAGCCGCTCCTTAGCCCATTTCCTGCAGACCTTTATACG